CAAGTACTACTGCTAGTATGGCATTTGATGGTTTATTTAATTTAGCATCTGGTAGTAAATTTGCACAGGTAAGTGCATCTATAAACCCATCGGCTGTAAATGATATAGAAGCTGTATTTGGAACAAATCCAAAAAGTAATTCAGGAAGTGTAGAAGGTGTTAAACAGGTTTATGCATACGCATTCTTTACATCACGTTCAGCAGCTTTAGACCATACAAATTCACATGTAACGGCATCTAAATTAGATGACCAAGATTTTACATTTGATGCACAAGAAGCTAAAACGCCAATTATTCAATCACAAACTATTTCAAATGTAAAATATGACTTATTTAGATTTATTACATTAGGAGCGGGTGATGCAGTTAATACAAAAGTAAAAGTTGGTATTTCAAATGTAAAAACAGCAGGTTCTGTAAATGGTACCGATTATGGTACGTTTATGGTTGTTGTAAGAGATTTTAACGATACAAATAAAAAGAAAAATGTTTTAGAAACATTTTCAAATGTAAACTTAGACCCTAACTCTCCTAATTATATCGCTAGAGTAATTGGTGATAGAAGTAAAAGTATAGCTAGTGATGGTAAAGTTACAGAATATGGTGATTGGGTAAATAATTCTAAATATATTAGATTATGGAATGGTAATGATAGTGGATATGTAAATACATCTGAAATTCCTGTACAAGCAATTCCAGTTGCACACAAAGCATACCAATTACCAGTATATGTTTCAAATGTAGCATTAAGAAATTCAATTCCATCTGCATCATTTGCAACCGCAGATTCAACAACATATGGTGGTATTGATTTAGATTTTAATCCAGATAATTCTATATATTTAAGAGCTATTCCTGAAAATACTACATATACAAATATGACGGGTTCAAATGCTTCATATAGTTTAGAAAATGATGGTATATCTATATCATCTACATCTTCTACTGAAATTGCAAAAAGAAACTTTATTGTAGCATTCCAAGAAGGATTTGATGGTATGTCACCAACAATTCAAATTGCAAAAGGAAATTCTATTTCTGCAGGAAACTCACAAGGTTTTAATTTACAAACAGCACAATCTTCTGGTTCAATAGCATATGGTAAACATATTTCAGCATTATCTAACGCTGACGAATATGATATTAATATGGTTGTAACTCCGGGTGTTATTAGAAGATTACACACATCAGTTGTAACTTCGGTTTTAGATATGGTTGAACAAAGAAGTGATTGTTTTTATATTGTAGATACAACATCTGAAATAGATACAATTACACAAGTAACAACTCAAACGGACGCAGTAGATTCTAACTACGCAGCAACTTACTATCCTTGGATTAAAACAATTGATTTAAACACAAATAAACTAATTTCAGTTCCACCATCAGTATTATTACCTGGCGTATTCGCTTCTAACGATAGAGTAGCAGCTGAATGGTTCGCACCAGCGGGTTTAAATAGAGGTGGTTTAACAGGAGCAGTTGGTGTATTAAATAGATTAACTCAATCAGAAAGAGATACATTATACGAAGGTAAAGTAAACCCAATTTGTCAATTCCCTGGACAAGGTATTGTAGTATGGGGCCAAAAAACTTTACAAGATAAACCATCTGCATTAGATAGAATCAATGTAAGAAGATTATTGTTAACAGTTAGAAAGTATATCGCATCGACTTCGAAATATTTAGTATTTGAACAAAATAGTTCTGAAACAAGAAATAGATTCTTAAACATTGTTAATCCTTATTTAGAGGGTATCCAACAAAGACAAGGTCTATATGCTTTCAGAGTTGTAATGGATGAAACTAATAACACTCCGGATGTAATTGATAGAAACATTTTAAAAGGTGCTATCTACTTACAACCAACTAAGACGGCTGAATTCATTCAAATTGATTTCAACATTTTACCAACTGGAGCAAGTTTTGGTGGATAATTTAAAAAACAAATATTTATATAAGAATAACATAAAATAAAAGTAAAATGCCAGAAATATTAGAGTTTGACAAAATGTTCTATCGTAACTTTGAACCAAAGATGGGTAACAGATTCATCATGGAAATCAATGGTATCGAATCGTACATTATCAAAACAGCAGCGAGACCAACTTTCACATCAGAAGTTGTAGAATTAGACCATATCAACGTTAAAAGAAAGTTGAAAGGTAAATCAACTTGGGATGATATTAATATCACTCTTTATGACCCAATTGTACCTTCAGGTGCACAACAAGTTATGGAGTGGATTAGAACATCACACGAATCATTAACAGGTAGAGATGGTTACTCTGCATTCTATAAGAAAGATGTTACATTCTTTTTATTAGGGCCAGTTGGTGACAAGATTGAACAATGGACTTTAAAAGGTGCATTTATCACATCAGCAAACTTTGGTGAATTAGATTGGGCATCAAATGACCCAGTTTCAATTGAATTGACTTTATCTTATGATTACGCTATCTTAGAATACTAATCTAAATAAAATTATAAAAAGAAGGGGATGCAGAAATGTTATCCCCTTTTTATTTTTTTAAAAAGTGTATATATATTATTAAACACAAAGTTATATTATGAACGACAATATCGAACAACAAGTTATGAGAGGAATGGGAACACAATCCCAACCTACACAAAAATCCTTTCCATTTGCAACTGAATTAATAACACTACCATCAAAGGGTTTGGGTTATCCTGAATCAAGTGCATTAGCAAAAGGAGAAATTACAATTAAATTATTAACTGCAAAAGAAGAAGATATTTTAACTTCTACAACTCTTATTAGAAAGGGTGCTACATTAGATAGATTGTTAGAATCAATTGTAGTAGAACCTGGTGTAAATCCTTCCGATTTATTGATTGGTGACAAAAATGCAATATTAGTTGCAACAAGAGTTTTGGCATATGGGCCTGTATATAAGGTGACCATAACTGATCCTGATGAAAGAGAACCAGTAGATGTTGATGTTGATATGGCTACATTATCTACAAAGGAAATAGATGAGACAAAATTGAATAGAAATAATGAATATGATTTTTTATTACCAAAATCAAACACACCTGTTAAATTTAAATTACTTACACATGGAGATGAATTAGCTATTAATAAAGATATTGAAGCTAGTGAAAAAACATTGAAACAAAGTAATGAAGTGACGACTCGTTGGAGAAGAATTATTATAGAAGTAAATGGTAATAGAGATTTAGGATATATTAGTAACTTTGTAGCAAATCAATTTCAAATACAAGACTCAAGAGCTCTAAGAAAGTATATTGGAGAAATTACTCCAGATGTAGATTTTAATTTTGAATATACATCACCTTTCACAGGCGAGAAGGAGGCGCTAAGAGTGCCCATAGCGGCCGACTTTTTTTACCCTACCGACTGATTACTCAGTAGCACTTCATAAAAGAATTTTTCAAATGGTATATTATGCAAATGGTGGATTTAATTGGCATGATTTATACTATATGCCCGTTAAACTTAGAGAATTTTATTATAGAGAGTTAATTGGTGCAAAAGAAGAAGAAAATCAAACTTACGAAAAAGCTTTAAGTAAATCTAATACGGCATCTTCTGGTAGAACAAGGAGAAGGTAATTTTTATATTTTATATTTATATAAGATAAAGTATTAAGTAAGTATAATGGCAAGATATAGACCCGTAAAAGGTAATAATAAAGAATTAAAAGATTTGAAAGAATCTGTTGGTGCACTTGACATGCAATCAAAAGATTTAAGTAATCAATTCGAAGATTTATATGGTGTCATAAAAAATGACTTAGTAGGTTCTATTAATAAACTTACTGCTACAATTACAAAAGATACCGCAGATAGGAAAAAAGCACCAAAGGGTGGTGGTACAAACGGAAAGACAGGCGGAAAGAGTTCTTCAAAATCAACAAAAAAAACAGCACCAGCTCCACAAGGTGGAATGATGAGTCAATTTGCCAATGCATTTAAAGCAGGTCAAAAGGGTTCTATGAAAGATAATTTCAAAAGTATCAGTTCTATGTTTGCAAAAACGCAAGGTAGAAATGAGAAAGGACAATTTACAAAAAAACAATCTGGGTTTGGACATATAGCCGATGAAATGAAATCAGGTTATAAAAAAGGTGCAGCAAAAGCCGTTGGTAAAAAAGCAGGAGGTAAAGGAATTAGTGGTGGTATGGGTAAGGCACTTAGTGGTTTAAAATCAGTAGGTGGTGGTATGATGGGTGCGGCATCTGGATTACTTAAAGCAGCAGGCCCAATAGGAGCAGCTTTTTCAATTGGTATGGAAGTTGTTGATTTCTTTAATTCAGGAAAAGCAGCACAGGCAGTTTCGGACATAGGAGCAATTTTAGGTACAGATACAACGGAAGCTACAAAAGCTACGTTTACTGCATCAAAAAAATATAGGGAAATTCAAGCAGACTTTAATATAATAAAACCAATTGAAAGAGAGAATCAAAAAAGAATGGATATGCTTGACTACCAAAAAGATATTGAGCAAGATAGATTAGGATTCAATCAATCATTGGTTAAGGATGAATATAATCAAAGATTTTCAGAAGAAAAAGACTGGTTAAATTTTGCACATGGACAGGCTATGCAAAATATAGATGCAGAGCATACTATGAGAAAAACACTCTTTATGAGTGGTATGAAAGGTTTCCAAAAATATATTGGAATTGGTGAAAGAGCATTAAATGCAATAGGTTCTTCAACTGAAGCAGTATTAAACACGGTTACATCAGTAGGAAAAAACTTAGGTGCATCCATAGGTAGTATGCTTAAAATGTCTACCGCAGCACAAGGATTATCAAAATTATTAGGTTCAAGTTCGGAAGAGGTATTGGGTATGTCTAATACATTCCGATTAATGAATAAGTCTAGTTTAGAGACCGGTACAAATTTAGTTGCCGGAATTAAAGAATTTGCAGAAGGAAATGGTGCAATGGCATCGGTGGTAATGAAAGACATGGTTGATTCCTCTGCAGAACTTTATAAATTTAGTAGTGGAACAGCAGAAAACTTTGCAAAACAAGCCATTCAATTAAATAAGATGGGAACATCAATGAGTGCAATGATGAAAGCATCGGATTCAATGGTTCTTAATTATAAAGATAGTATTAAAGCCGAAATGAGTTTATCAGCTATGTTAGGTCATAGTGTAGACCTTTCTGAAACACGAGCAAAATTAATGAGTGGTGACCAAGCGGGTGCAGCGGAGTCTTTAAGAAATTCATTGGGTGGACAAGACGTTGGTTCAATGAATGCATTCCAAAAACAACAATTATCACAGGCAACAGGTATGGACGTTGAACAATTGATGTCTTTACAACAAGGTGGTGAAGGTGATGCAAAAGGAACATTAGATAAAAAGAATGCAGAAAAAACTGGTAAAGATATTGCAAATGGTGCATTGAAGCAAGATATTGCAAATGAAGCAGCTAAATTAGGAGCTGAACAAGCATTTAGGAGAAAGATGATGGAGTTTGAACAAAAGGAAAGAAAAGGAATGTTGTTCATAGAGCAAATGCAAAGATTGGAAGGAATTGCAATGGAACAAAAATGGAGAGTTAAATTGGCAGCTGCGGAAAAACAAGGAACTTTAGATTTAGAGATAGGAAGAATGCAAGCAGAATCTGCAAGTAAATTGGTAAGTAGTGTATTTAATTCCGCATCACAAGAATATAAATCAAAATTAGATGCAGATAAATCATTATCAGATTCACAAAGAGCTTCAATGTTGCAATCATATGAAACTAGTAAAGCTGGTTCGGAGGAATATATACAAAAATTAGTACAATCGGGTGTATTAACAAGTGAGAGTGCAAGTCAAACAATGACAACACTCGGCCAAAAATTTGCAAACGGAGAAATGTTAAATCAACAACAAATTGCAGATTTACTTACAAAAGAAGGTGCATTCCAAGCGGCACAAGATAAAGCCAAAGCTGCACAGGAAGAAATGGATAAAAAGAAAGCAGAAGCCGCAGCAAAGGTAGAAGAAACCAGTTTAAATTGGGGTGAATCTTTGTTAGCAACAATCGGTTCTTCCTTATCGTGGACAGGAGATGAAGATTTATTTGGATATGGTGCAAAACAATTAAATGAACAAGCAGCTGCAAATACCGCATTACAAAATTTAAATGCGGAACAAGATATTTTGACTCAACAAAATAAAGGTATGGCGGATGTTCAAGGTATGATAAAAGACAATGATAATTTGAGAGGTATTGTACATAGTCAAAAATTTGATTATCAAGCCAAAGTTCAAAACGAAAGTGTAAAAGCTACATACGCAGTTGTAGCATCAATTGAAGCATTGGCACTTGCACAAGGTAAAGCAATTACATTAGATACTTCCGGTGTTGCAAGTTCTATTAATAGATTACAAGGAGTTAATTACACAATCGCTCAATAATAATTAAAATAAAGTAAAATGCCAACAATAGAAGAATTATTTAAAAGTGACCAATATAAAAGTTTAAGAGTTGAATCACCAAACAAAGATAAAAGTTTTGGAACTCAATTAAAAAACTTTGTATTACAAGATAGAGTAACAGGTGGCCCTAGAACTTTATTATTAAAAAGATTACCAATAATATATGGTGCGGAGTTATATAGATTGGAAAAACAACTTAGTAATCCATTTGAAAGAGGTTTAGCAGTTCAAGGAGCATATTATAACGACCCATCTAAACCACCAACGGCACCAAAAGGATTTAATTTAGCAGCTGCTATGGGTGGAACTGCAAATAGACCATCGGATACAATATTTGAAAACCCTGATGCCAAAGGAGCAATTAATGCACGAGGCCTTAGACAAGAAAAATTTAAAAACCATTCTGATTTAATAAATTCAGTAAAAGCGGATAAGCCCTATTGGGTATCAAGAGCACCTGCAGCAATTCCATGGTATGCCGGTGCATTGAAAGGAACTCCAAATGATATGAAAGACAAAGCAATTGGATTGTTAATGTCTCAGGCTAAGAAAGAAATTGGTAAGATGGTTGATAAAGGTATTACCAAATTAACTAAAAAGAAATCAACTGGAGCAACCAATGATACTAACAATACAAAAGACGCTGCAACAACACCATCCGACCCTAAATTTGAATACTATGTTCCTGGTTATTTTACAGATGATAATGCAATTGCAAATAAAACGGCCGAACCAAAAAATTTTACAAAGTATGTAAGGAAAGACGGAAAAAGACTATCATTAAGGGAAGGTAAAGAAAATACTATATACACTGCTATTTCTAAAGAACAAAACAAAGCAGGAGCAATGGCAGCTTCTGGAGAAAAAGAAGCTAGAGCATCTCAATTTGATTTAATAAACCAAAATATATTAAATACTTTATTATATAAAGATGATGATACATTAAAAAAAGATTTATTAGATAATATAGAAGGAACTGACGGACAGCAAACTGTTTTAATAATTAAACAATATGGCAAACAACATTCAATTGTATTTCCAGGAGCAATAACTGGAATTAGTGAAGATTTTTCACCTGAATGGACTGATTTTAAATATTTAGGTTCACCATTTAAAAGTTATAAATACTTAGGTGTAGAAAGAAGTTTAAAATTTGAATTAAAAATGTATTATACTACTTCGACAGAAAAAGTAATTATGATACAAAAATTAAATGAATTAAAAGGATTAGTATTTCCATATGATGAAATAACTGCTATAAAATACGAAGGACAAAAAGATTACAATCAATTAGCATATAGTGGCAATTTTATTGAATTAACTTTAGGTGGGTTGTATAAAAATATGTTTGGATTCATTGATAGTTTATCTACAAGTATTGAAGATAATGTAGTATGGGCAAGTAATTCACAAGACCCAAAGGATAAACCATATCCAAGTATTGTAAATGTATCATTTGGTATGAAAATAATAGAATCACCTGAAATTAAAGATGGTGAAAAAGATACAAAGGTTTTCAAATATAATTTTGATGGTTTAACTAATTTATCAAAATAATAAAAAAATATAAATGAGTAGTAGATATCTATATAATGAAGTATTAAAAACTAAGATTGGTAAAAATTATTTATCATCCACAATTTATCCAAGAATAAAACCATCGGATAATGATTTGTATATAATTTCACAAGCGGGTGATAGATTGGACTTATTGGCAAATAAATATTATAATGAACCATCTCTTTGGTGGGTTATATCAGTAGCAAACAATATCAACGATGCATCATTCTATGTAGAAGAAGGTATACAATTAAGAATACCAAAAGATTTGGGTAGAATATTAAATGATTTTGAAAAAATAAATAAATAAGTTATGGGATTTCCATTTATCAAACCATTGGACAAATGGATGGAGGACAAATTAAAAGGAAGAGAACAAAATCAAAAAACAGTTGCTCTTGCTAATCCATTCGTAATACTATCATCAACTGCAATAGCAACAAATGATTCCGTAAAAACAGAAAATGGACAAGTTGATGGTAATAAAATAAAAGAAATATTAGAAGGTAAATCAAGTAAAACAATTTATAAAGGATGTATCATCTCTAATCAGATAGAAAAATCAAGAGTATATAGTACGGGTGCATCTATTATAGGATATGATTTTACAGGCCTTCCAATAGAAGTATTGGGTGAAACCAATAGAAGACTCCCACAACCAATGATAACATCAATGGAGGTAAATACGGATGGTGCAAATAATAGTTTAAAAACGGCAAGTTTAAAAATAAAAATTTTTACATTAAAACAATTAGAAATGTTTGAATTGTTTTATTTAAGACCTTCAATGCATTTATTGGTTGAATTTGGAAGTAATGAAGCAATGTTAACTAAAAAATTGACAACATTAGATAATTTAATAACTTCTAAAAAAAATTGGGATGATTTTTTAAAAGATTATAATACAAATTTTTCTGGTAAAATAGATGCTAGAAAAAATTATATAGATAGAATAAAAGATGCAGATGGTAGTTATGATTATGTAGCCGGCATGGTTACCGATTTTAAATTTACCATATCCGATGATTTAACATATGATGTTGATTTAGAAATCTCATCTGCAAATACTATGATGATGTGGTTACCAAATACACCGGCAAAGTCGGATTCCAAAACCGCACAACAAAATATAATATTTGACAAATTTGGTAGTTGGACAACAAAATTACAAGCGGATTTAGATATTAATTTATCGGCCGACCTTCAAAATGAAACAAAATGGAAAGATGAGTTTTTTAATTGGCAAATGATTGCATTAAAACAAGATGATACAAAAGCATCTTTAAATCCGTATTTATCGGTTAGATATATGTTAAATTTAGCAAACGACCAACTGGCCCTTGAAACATCTACTTCAACAATATCCATAGAAGAGTTTTTTGAAGATAGTGGTAAAACTAAACCAATTATACCAATTAATACAATATCATCTGGTGTAATAATATCATATAGTAGTGATATTATTATTCCTGGAAAAATGCCACAATTTGGTGTAACTGAAAAGAAAAATAAAATTATAATTAAAAAAACAAAAGATGAAAAAATAGAACCAGTATTAAATAAAATAAATAATTATTCATTTAATTTGGACTCAACGGCAGGAATATATGATAAAAACGGAAATATTATAGAAAGTACAAAAGACCAACAATATGGAAATTTATTAAATATATTTATAAAATATGACACATTTGTTAGTATGTGGAAAAAATCTACACATAGGGCAGATTTTTATAATCAATTAATTAGTTTAATAAATGAAAATTTATATGGAAAATGTAAATTAACTATGGGAATGGCAACTGCTACAGGAACACAATCTTCATATACAATATTGGATTCACTATTAACAAATAATCAATTTGATGATGATAAATTTAAAAATTTATATAGATTTAAAGTTGGAGTTTCAGGTTCAATAGTTAGAGGATTTGAATTTAATTTTGAATTAAGTAATTTGGCACAAGGACAAGCTGCATTTTCATCAATATCAATGATTGATTCAGTTTTAAATCCAAAAGATGAAGTACCACCATTATTAGTAGCAGACACATCAGCTTGTGAGGGAACAAAATACTCATTCACACCCACGGGATACGCAAAATTTGATATGTCGGTATTTACAAATGCAGATAAATTCATGTCAGTTGATAGAGGTGCAGCGGATATAACATTAGAATCAGTAGTTGCAAATTTGAAAAAAAAACAAGCATTGGTAGATGCCGGCCTGGCCCCAACTGTAAAGAAAAAAGAAGGAGACGCAACAACCGAAGATAAAAATGAAGAAGAATCTTTAAATAGTAAAAGTGTAAAGTTTAAATTTAATCCATCCAATACAAAAGAAACCCCAAAAACATTAATATATACCGATAAGGGATTTTTAGTAAGTAATTTATTACCCAAAGATGAACAACAGAAAAAAACAACATCAGCTTTAACTTTTTTAGAAATAACAATTATATTAGATGGTACATCTGGTATAAATTGTGGTGAAGTATTTAAAATAGATGGTGTTCCTGAAGTGTATAATATGAATGGATTTTTTCAAGTAACAAATGTAAAACATCAAATAGAAAATGAAGGTTGGAAAACTGTAGTAGAAGCTGGATATAGAGTAAAAAACGGATAGTATGTATAAAGTTAGTTCAAATATATTCGATTTAAATACACCACAAACAATTGTGCCATCACCAACATCGAGTGATTACGAATTGGGATTTATAATGCGATACTTTGTTAGAAGAGCAAATGATTTAAATGGGTTTATTTATGAAATAGATGAATCTATTTTTGAATCATATAAAGATAAACCATTTTGGTTGATGGCCAAATTGAAGTGGAGAATAACAGGCCCATTAGATATCGTATATAAAAGTAATGGTGACATAGATGATAGAGGTGTAGTAAATTCAAATAAAACATCTATAATGTATACATCAAAAGTTTTACCAAATATTTCTTTATACTTACCAAATATTTTACAATTTTATAAATGATAAAAATCATCTAAAAATTTGGTAATTAAAATAATTTTAATTATATTTAATTATATAAACAAATTAAGTTATGAAAAAATACAAACACTTATCCGTTGAAGAAAGACAACAAATGACCTTTGATTGGAGATACAGAGGTTGGACGGTTTTAGAATTATTAACCGAACAAGAGGTTGACGAATTAAACGCAGAATTGGATAGATTGAGATTAGAAAGAAATGAAGCTGAACCTGAAAAATGGCAAGAATTTGAACCAATTATGCATCCACACAAATCTTCCGAAAAAATTGAAAAAATGTTTTCACATCCAAAAATTGTGGAAGCATGTGAATTTTTAATGGAAGGAGATATCGTTGGAATGCAAACTTGGGGATATTACAAACCAAAAGGTGAATTAGGTAGAGACCAACATCAAAACGGATTTTATACCGGTTGTGGGCATAATGAAATTATAAATACAGCATTGGCATTGGATAACCATGACCCTGATAACGGGGCAGTTTGGAATTATGAAGGTTCTCATAGATTACCCATATTACCAATGGAAGATAATGAAGAAAGAAAGAAAACAAATACAGGTAATTGGAGAAGTGAGAGAGGTATAAGTTGTGTGATGCCAGAAGGACATGATTTTAAAAAGATTGAAGGATATTTAAGAAAAGGACAAGTTGCGTTGTTACATTCACATGTAGTACATGGTAGTGAACCAAACAGAGATACCACAAGAATGAGAAGAAATTTCTTATGTGGTTATTTAAAGCAAGGTGCAAATTTTCATCCAGGTAATCAAATGAAAAGAGAACCAATTGACATTTACAAATTGCGTGAAAAACATTGGGGAGAATAAATTTTGTAAATCAAAATATTTTTAGTATATTAGTAGGGTATGAATCTAATTGAAGATAAACATACCCTACTTTTGTTTTTAGGGGGTAATGTAAAT